GTAATCGTTCAAGGCCTCCCACCTGGCCTTCCCCACAAGAACCGCGGAATTCCAGAAATAGGTGGTAGCATAGAATACGACAGGAGATAGGAAGAAGAACGGAGCAATTAACAGGACAATTGGAAGAAGTGGGCCGGCCAGGAGATGCTCCTGGTGCGGGGAGATGGGCACCCCGACCATGTCTGTGAAATGCATGGTCGGGGTGTCCTTATTTTGTACGGGGTTTCTGCTATGGCTATCAACCATCATCTTTTAACCGGGATAACCGGAACGAACGGGAAGACAGGAATGAAAACCATTCCGCTTGACGGAGGCGGGTGGGAAGAGGGCGTTGTGGGGGGCGCAAGCGAACAGCTCTCGCCCTTGCAGGCATACCACCGTGTCCCCTATCTCTACCGTGCGGTAGATATACGGGCAAAAACACTTGCCAGCATTCCCTATACCCTCTCGGAGCGCGGTAGCGGCAACGAGGTATCGAACACCCCCGCCTATGGAGGGTTGGTGCGAGGGTTGCGCTCGCGGTTGCTCCTGACCGAAAGTAGTCTGTGTCTCTATGGCGCGGCCTACTGGCTCAAAGAGGTCAACCGCATCGGGACAAACATTTCCCCGCGCTGGGTTGTGCCGACAAGCATGGTGCCGCGGTTCGATGCGCGAGCGGGCCTGGTCGGGTTCGAGCGCAACACTGGGAGGGGAACACATCGGCTCACCGTGGATCAGGTAATCTCCTTCTGGGCTCCCAACCTGACCACCGAAGCGGGGCCGGGGGTTGCGCCGGTGCAGGTTGCGCTCGGTGCGGCGCGGGTGCTGCATAGCCTTGACCAATTCGCCGACGGGTTTTTCCGGCGGGGGGCCATCAAAGCCACGCTGCTCACGGTTGAGGGCAACCCGCCAAAAGCCGAGCTAGAGCGGCTCGAAAGCTGGTGGCGGCGGCTCGTGGCCGGCGTTCGCAATGCCTGGCAGAGCGTGGCCATTCGCAGCACTGTCAAACCAGTCACGATTGGCGACGGCCTGGCCGACGTGCAAAACCGCGAACTGACCACGCAGCAGCGCGAAAGTGTTTGCGCCGCGCTTGGCGTGCCCCACAGTTTGCTCAGTGCCAGTGCTGCCAACTATGCAACATCCATCAACGACAAGATTACCTTTTTGAACCAGACGGTGCTCCCGGAGGCGGCCCTGATTGAGGAAACGCTGAATGAGCAACTGTTCGGGCCCCTCGGCCTGGTCTTTGCGTTTGAGCCGGACCGGCTGGAGGAATTGCAACAGCACGAAGTGGAAAAAACAAAAAGCCTGGTTCCGCTCGTCGAAGCCGGGATTATGACGAAGCATGAGGCGCGGAAATGGCTCGGACTGGAGGAAACGAATGAGCAACACGAACCATGCGGATGAGCAACACACCAATGAACGGATCATCGCTACTGGCGGGGCAATAAAAGCTGTTGGGAGCGCGGGACGGGTCGGCGGCTACCTGGTGCGGTTTCGCGACCAGCCTGGCAATCAAGCTGACAACCAGTCTGTCAACCAGAAAGACTTGGTGGGGGAGTATTTTTCTGCCAAAACCTTTTTTGGTAAAGAGGATGGCAACGGGGCCTATTGTCTGTTTCACCACAGCATACCGCTGCGGGCCGGGCTGGAGGGACTGGCAGACCGCTTCTTTCAGCCAATCAAAACGCAGCGGGACGACCTGGGGATATGGGCGGAGACAGTGCTGGACCTTGCCGATGCCTATGAGCGGATGGTGTATGAACTGGTGCAGGCCGGCAAGCTGAGCTGGAGTTCGGGGAGTGTGCCCCACATGGTGCGCAAGGCTGACGATGGGCACATTCTCCAGTGGCCGATTGTGGAGGGGAGCCTCACCCCCACCCCCGCCATGCCCGAAATGACGCGGGTGCAGGCGGTGCGGGTGGCTCCCCCCTTTGATATGAATGCATATCGTGTGTATCGTCAGGAAAATGAACAACAAGGAGGATGGACAATGAGTAGGGAACAGAATCAGGGTACAGGGGATAGGGTACAGGGAATAGGGGATAGGGTACAGGGAATAGGGGATAGGGTTCAGGATGCGGGGGATATTCCCACGCCGGGCCAGGCCGCCGTGATGGGCATGCAGGATACGCAGACACGACCGACATACCAGCAGGGTAGTGTCGAGCAGGTGCGCAATGATCAACCGCTTGTGGCCCGCCTTGCCGCGCTCGAACAGACCATCAAGGCAATAACCGATGGGCCGGCAATCAAGGCCGGCGGGTTTGTGTTGCCGGGCGATGTATCGGCTGATATGGCTTCGGAGCACGAGGAGCGGTATCTCAAAGCCTACAATGCCTATGTCTATACGGGCGACAGGTCGGCGTTGCGGGCCGCAAAAGCCGCAATGGAAGTCGGGACCCCTTCGGAGGGGGGCTACCTGGTGCCGACCCGCTATGCTCAAGATCTGGTTGTTGCGTTGAAATCGTCCAGTATTTTGCGCCAGGCGGGGGCGCGGGTGCTCCAGGTGGCGGGAACCGATGCGTTCAAGGTGCCTGTGATGACCCACAGCACGACACTCGCGACACTCACCGCCGAAGAGGATGCCTTTACCGAGGCAGAGCCAACGGTCGGGGAAGTGCCCTTTGAGCCATACAAGTATACCAAATTGAGCAAGGTCAGCGACGAACTGTTGGAAAGTAGCCGTGTTGATGTGGTGCAGCAAATCCTCATTCCCGACGCGGCCTATGCATTTGCGGCGGCGGAGAACACGGCGTTTGTTGTGGGCACCGGCAGCGACCAGCCGCAGGGCGTGACCGCCGGGGCAAGCCTGGGCGTGACAGCGACCAGCGCAACCGCTGTCACCGCCGATGAGATTATGGACCTCTACCACAGCGTGAGCTACCTCTATCGCCATAATGCCGTCTGGCTGATGAAGGATGCAACAGCAAAGACAATCCGACAACTCAAGGACGATGCGGGGACCTACCTCTGGCAGCCCGGTCTCCAGGCGGGGCACCCGGATACCCTGCTCGGACGGCCCATCTACACCGTCGAGACGATGCCTGCAATGACAACCGGCAACCGCGCCATCGTCTTTGGCGACCTCAACTACTTCTGGATTGTGGATTTTTCGCACCTGGTGATGACGCGGCTGAGCGAACTCTATGCAGCCAATGGGCAGGTCGGGTTCCGCTGGTTCCACCGCATTGATAGCCGGGTGGTGCTGAGCGAGGCGATTAAATATCTGGTGATGGCGTAAGGATGCAGGGTTTGGGGTTTGGGGGGGCATAGGGTTCGGGGGTTTGGGGGAGAGGGTTTCTGGGTTCAGGGGGATATAGGGTTCTGGATAGTTGCTCCCTGTCCCCTCTCCCCTCTCCCCTGCGCCCTTGCAAGCAAACGGAGGGATGAAATGGCGTATGTAACGCTGGAAGAGGCAAAAACGTATCTTGGCATTGCGACGGACGCAGACGACGGCCTGCTGACCACGCTACTCGGCGCAGCGCAGGCGACTGTTGAACGATATTGTGACCGGGTGTTTGAGGCTCCCACCGATGAAACCCGCAAGTTTGATTGTATGTATCCGGTGGTCATCGGGCACGACCTCTTCCTCGACCGTGATCTCTGCTATGTTACAGAAATTGTGAACGGAGACGGGGAGACAGTCGGGAGCGAGGAGGTTATCAGGGTACCGCAAACTCCGCCCTACTTTGCGTTGCGGTTGCTGAACAACACCGGCAAGGTGTGGACGTATGAAACCGATAGGGAGCAGGCCATTGCGATAACCGGGCGTTGGGCCTATTCCATTACCCCTCCCTCTCCTGTCGTCCAGGCCGTCAAAGAGCTTATCGGGTGGATGTATCGCAGCTATGACCGGCAAGGAGGGAGCGATGCAACTGCATTCCGAGAGGCAAGCGAGACGCTGCCAGGCAATGTGCAGATGTGGCTTGAGGGCTATCGGCGGTTGTGAAGGGGATAGGGGATAGGGGGTAGGGGATAGGTAAGGATAAGCGAAAGGGGAAATGATGATGGGAGAAGCATTGATAGGATTGCAGGAGCGCACGAGCGACCCGGCCAGTATGCCGTCGGGATGGGGACGGATATTTTTCAAGAATGATAAACGGCTGTATGTGATTGATGATACGCTGACCGTTTCCAAAGTTGCGTTGGCGGGGGATGCACCCACGGCCCACGCGGCCAGCCATGTGGTGGGCGGGGGCGACCCACTCACCCTTGATGCGGGTCAGGTGGTCAGCGGGATTCTGGACGGGGCGCGGATACCCGCAATCGCACTTTCGGCAACCACCGGTGTGCTGCCTGTGGAGAAAGGGGGGAGCGGGAGCAGCACTCGTCCAAACTTTTTCGCATATCTTAGTGTGGATGGCGGGGGGATGGCGCATGGAATTACAAGCGTTGTACCCCTGGATGCCACTCTTTCTGATTTTGATAATACTGATTTTAACCTGACAACGTATCAATTTACCCCTTCTGTCGCAGGGTTCTATCTGATTTCATTTCAGGTTTCGTTTTTACCTACCGATATGGTTGCTGGAACACCATTATTTGCAATTGTTCGGAAAACCGGCTACCTCTATATGGTCAGCACGCACGTTGTGGCTGTTGTGGATTATATGAGCATCGCAGGGGCAACGATTATGTATCTCAATGGCACGACAGACTATGTGGATTTAGCTGTGCGCCATCACTATGGTGCTGGACTTACCGCAGAAATCCAGGGAGAAAGCAAGAAGACACATCTGGCAGGATTTCTCCTTGCGGCGGGAGACGGATCATGAGGGTAAACACTGTCTGGAACAGCAAGGAGTAGCGACATGGGAACCTGGTCAATTATCGGGCCAATGGGCAACGAGGTTAGCCTGCAAGGACTGAGTGTGGATGTCTCCGAAGCGAAGGGCGGGGGACTGCCAGAACAACACCCTATTGGCCTGGAAGTAGTGCAGGCGGGGGCCAGCGATGCGCCCTTGCTCTACGAGCGAAGCATCTCGAAAGTACGGCGACTGGAACTGGTGTTGCGCCCGCGGGTGCGCGAAACGAACCTGCCGGCGGTGCGCCTTGCCCTCATTGCCGCGCTCAACCCGGATCTCGTGAGTGGCAATAGACCGGCCTATCTCCGCTATGCGGGGGCTTCGGCAACAATGCAACTTGCGGTGGTCTACGAGAAGGGGTTAGAAATTGCTGGTACGGGTGGGGGCCAGACAGCAGGCGATCTCACCATCACGTTGCTGGCCCATGACCCGGCGTGGGTGGCGACAGATGATGCCCCACCGGTCACGCTGGCGGTGCAGGAACCCTTGAGCGGGAACTATGTCTTTCGGCGCAAGGCAAGCGGCGATCAGGTCGGTGTCTGGGAACCTGTGGGATCGCTTAACGGTCCGGTCTATGCGCTGGCGCGGGGAGATGATGGGTCGCTCTGTGTGTGCGGCGCATTTACGGGGAGTCCGGCCTATGTTGCGGTGTGGGATAGTGAGGCTACCCCCCCGGCCTGGGTTGCTCTGGGTAGTAGCGGCGGGCCCGATACCCCGGCTCTAGCCCTTTGCCCTGCGCCCGGTGGATTGCTCTATGCCGGGGGGAGCTTTTCGGGGCAGGTCAAGAAGTGGACCGGCAGTGCGTGGGAGACGCTGAACGTTGGGGGCGGGGTGGTGTGGAGCCTGGCAACGGGGAACGATGGCGTGCTCTATGCCGGAGGGAACGGCTTTAGCGGGGGATACTATCTCCTCCGCTGGATCGGAAGCTGGAACGCCATCACCGGGCTAAACGGGCCCGTGTTTGCGCTGACGCGGGGGCCGGGTGGGAGTATCTATGCTGGCGGGTCTTTCACTGCGCCGGGTACCAACATTGCGGCCTGGAATCCCTCGGATGGGACGTGGAGCACCCTGGGTGGAGGGCTGCCAGGGGCGGTGCATGCGCTGGCATTCTTACCAGACGGGACGCTGGTTGCCGCGGGGATGTTTTCCTGGAGCGAAGGGGGCGAGACGTGGGGCTATGTGGCCGAATGGAATGGCGTGGTGTGGCGGTCTCTGGGGCGGGTGCAGGGGGGCAGTGAGCAGGCCCTCGCCCTGGCGGTGCGCCACGATGGGTTGCTCTATGCCGTGGGCGAATTTGCCACCGCCGACGGGCTGACGCTGCCCGACCCCCAGGCCCAATGGAACGGCTATGCCTGGTTTCCGCTCGACTGCACGCTGCCGGGCGGCGGCAATACCAATGCGGTTGTTGTTGAGGACGATGGGACGCTGGTGCTCGGCTGCGACAACACTGGCTCCGACGGGAGCCGGGCGGGGGTGAGTATGGTACACTATGGGGGAACAGCGGCCGGCTGCCCCGTGTTGACCGTGACGGGGCCGGGGCGGCTCTACGAGATAATCAATCGGACCACGGGCGACGCGCTCTACTTTGACCTGGTGCTGGCGGCGGGGGAAGTGCTTGTTATTGACCTGCGTCCGGGGAGAAAGTCGCTGGTGTCAAACGTGCGGGGGAATGTTGTCGGGCATCTCGTACCGGGGAGCCGGCTGGCAAGCTGGCACCTCGTGCCGGGCCCGAACGCCATCGCTGTCTATATGACCAACACGACGGGCGCAAGCGGGGCAGAGATGATCTGGCGTGAGCGACACTGGAGCCGCGATGCAGCGGGGTAGGGGGCAGGGGATAGGGGATAGGGGGCAGGGAACAGGGGATAGGAGACAGGGTGACAGCCGACAGGGGTCGGAGGGGTTCAACATCCTCATTGTTCCTCTCTGTCCAGACATGGTGTCTCCCTTTGCGATCTTCGTGCCCTTTGCGGTTTTTTTGCTTCTTTGATAACGAAGTGGTATCAGCCGCTCAGCAGCAGGCCGGTTGCAGCGAAGTATTCTTCCAGAGTTAACACAAAGACACTCATCCAGGAGCCGCCATTTGCGCTACAATACTGCTGCTGGCACTCGACAATGGCCAGGCCAAAGGGGGTCCGGGTGATGGCCAGCACCCGCAGCGGGGTCGCCCCCGCCAGGAGAAAGAGTTGCCCCTCCTGCTCGATAAACTGGTAGTCCAGGTTCTCAATGCGCCGGCCATCGGTCTGGCTAAACATCAGCAGCGGGGGGCTGCTGTATCCCTGAAAGCGAAACAGATCCATCGAAAATCCCCTTTCTTTATGTCAGTGACGAGTGATGAGCCGAACTCTCCAATGTCAAAGTAGTCCCCGATTGGTATCAGTATAATAGTCAATAGCCTCGTTACTGTCTTGATTGTATCACAAAAAGTCTAACTGGTCAAATCCGTAAAATAGGGTAACTGTTTAGATTTAGATACAAAACTCCGGGAGCGCAAGCGTCCCGCTTGCATGCGGGCAGGATGCCCGCGCTCCCAGAAATACGGCCCCTAATTTCCGAATAATTTCATAAGGTTAAGATATGGCAGACAAACGTGACCCGATAGAAGAAGAGACGTATTACACAGTCCAGGAACTCGTGGAACGCTTCAAAGTGACAAAGCAAACAATATACAACTGGATAAAATCGGGCCGGGTGCGAGCCGTGCGGTTTGGTAACAGGGTACTCATTACACGAACCGAGGTGCTCCGGTTGTTGCACGAGATAAAACCAGGGGAAATTGAAGAGGAGGATCAGGAGGATGAATAGCATGAACACGACCTACGCTATCTGGCTATGTCGCCCGACGGGAGAGCGGGTCACGCTGCTCCCACGCTTTCTGCGACTGGAATATCGGCGTGCCGTAAACAGCACCGGCTACCGCGTGGATACGAACGGCACGCGGCACTGGCCGCTCACGCTGGTGCTGGCCTGGCGCGATCTGCCTGTCTGGGTGTGCGGTTCGCTACGGCGCGACTGGCGGCTGGAGGTGTGGCGCGGTGCAGGAGATGGACTGCTTGCGCTGGACACCGAAACGGTCTGGTTGATTGCCCGTGTTTCCCAGCAAGTGCAGGAGGATGGCGAGCGGGTTATCGAGGTGAAGGCAGTGCCCGCGCTGGCTCTGCTTGAGCGGCGCATTGTTGCCTATGCCACGGGCACGCCACAGGCACAGAAGAGCGGCCCGGCTGATGACCTGATGCGGGCCATTGTGCGCGAAAACTTCGGCAGCGATGCGGGGACGGGGCGCAATGTGAGCGCGTGGCTCCGGCTTCCCCCGCTGGCTGACGATATGGGGGCGGGGGCGGACGTTTCCAAAAGTTTCGCCCGGCGGGTTGTGCTCGATGTGTTGCAAGAACTGGCCGAAGCCAGCGCAGAACGTGGAGTTGCTCTCTTCTTCGACGTGGTTTGCCGCCACGATGGAGCCTTGCCGCTGCTGCGCTTCGAGACCTATGCACAGGTGCGGGGGGCAGACCTGGCGCGGGGAAATGAGCGCAAGTTGCCACCAGTCGTGCTGAGCCTGGAGACGGGGAGTCTCGTGGGGGTGCGCCGCACGCAGGATTGGAGCGAAGCAATAACGACCGTGTATGTGGCGGGCCAGGGGGCAAAAGAGGCGCGGCAGGTGGTCGAGGTTGCGGACGGGGCGCGGGCAGCGCAGGTGCCCTTTGGCCGCTACGAGCGTCTCGTTGATGCACGGCATACGACGGTCGCGGACGATCTGGCCCACGAGGGCTACGCAGCATTGCGGGCCGGCGTGGCGCGGGACGAGGTGCGCGGGCGGATTGTGAGCCGCGAACCGGGCTTTGTCTATGGGCGCGACTGGCAGTTTGGCGACCGCGTGAGCGTGGAGTTTGATGGGGAAACGCTGGATTGCCGCGTAGACGCGGTGGATGTTGTAGTCACGCCAGCGCACGAAACGGTGTTTGCCGAGGTGCGGGGGAGCCTGGCCACAACCGTAGGCAGCGAGGATCGGTGGACGGTGCGGGTGCAGCCAATCCCCACGCAGGAGACCGAGCAGGTATTCCAGCAGGTTCAGCAACTTGGCATCCCTACGGGAGAATATGTCTATGTTCCCGATGGGGGGCAGGTCGTGGCTCTGGGGTGCTACGACGTGGCGGGCGGTCTCGATGTGGCGGGGGAAGTGCGCGTTGGGGTGTGA